AGGTTCGTGGGTTCTCCAATGACCTTGACTATCATGTTGCTTGTATGGCTTTATTGTATCCAGGAGCGCGTTAAGCTCCATCGTAGTAGTCTAGCACTGCTTCGACTGCTTCTTGTAAGTCATAGTGTACCTCTGTTGCATAAGTATAGATGAAGGGATGTTTAAATTGTCCGGGATCTACCAATACAATAATAACTTTATTCCACTCTTTAGCTTTAGCTACCTCCATAACAGTACCCCACTTCTTCCCGGGCATACTGTCCCGTAAGTCCGCGAGTATTACTCTGGAGTTTTTTATATCTAACATATCTTGAGCTTCAATTCGTTTAAGCTTATTATATGTACTGATATGTTCATCTTCTTCTGAGTTGAGATGAAGAGGCATTCTTCGTGTGGGATGTAAACACTTTATATCGAACTCTATTAGGGCTTGTTCAACATACTCACGCCAATCCATCATGGCATCTTTACTGACATGCTCCATAGCGCCAGCAGTATATACATAGTCACTCATTTTACTTACCTTCTTTCTTGATAGGTTTAACGAAACGGTTAGCCCAAAGAATTTGAGCTAACTGAGTTACGTAGTAGGGAGTATTGTAGTGTGGGAGGATCCATGCAGGACCATTCCGGGTCTCTATCTTAATTAATTTATTAAGCATTAGAAGTCTTCACCTGCCCCCTCATAGCTTACGTAGTCAGTAACTTGCATAGCAACTAACATAGCGGAGACACCTGTCTTACCTGCCATTTCCCAGTCATAGGAGAAGAGCTTGATGTGACCTTTAGAGCCGTTACCCATAGCCTTAATTTTACTTGGGGCCATTTCTTCTTTATCGGTGTCAACAACTTTGGGTGGCTCGTTAGCCTCTCCGTTAGCTTTGATAGCCTTACGTTTAATGTTAGCGTAGAAGCCTTCGTTACCCGACTTCATTTTAACACCAGCAGACTCTAGTTGAGCCTTAGTTGCTTCGTCTTTTGTGACTACTTGGATGTCCCACTGCAGTGTGCCGAAAGGAGAGTGCTTGTCAACTAACTTAGGCCAGTTGAATGTTACGTCACGTACTACGATTACTTGATTAGCCATTATATTTATCCTTGTGTTAATGGAATGTAATTATATCAGAGTAGAGTTCAACTATTATCTGGTCTACTATTTCTGATATGGTTTTATCGTTAACCTCTTGGTCAACGTTTAGGTCAAACAGGTCTGTTGAGATAACAGTTGTTTGGTCTTCCAAGACCTCCCAAGTTATTGGGAAGTCTTTATAGTTATAGAGAGAGTATAGTTTAAAGTTCATTCTCTTTCTCTATTATTTTGACAAGATAGTTAGCATACCACTGTATCTTCTTGGCATCCTGGAGCTTGTCATCTTTCTTGCCCAGACGTATACTGTACTTCATTATCTGTCCGAGCAAGTGAGAGTCAACACCGTTGTGGTGTGATAGAATATAGGTCATAAGATCCATATACTCTAGGCCGTTAGGGTAGTTACCTGACGGGATTACTTTGTAATGAGAAGGATTAATTACGTTATCCTGTTCCACTGCATTCATAGAAGTGAAGTCACCATGAAATTTTGTTTTCTCTTCATTGTAGTCTTTTCTGATAACTGTCATTTTATCTTTGTCAAACTCTGATAACTCATCAAGTAAAAACTTGGTATCAAAGCTTGTTTTAGCGTGCATGAGTTGCTGTATTATATCATCTCGTGTCATAGCTTTTCCTTAGGTTGGGGGGAAATAGCGTTCCCTTTTAATAATGGACTATAGATTTAGTTCATTCATCATTGCCATCTTTTGTCTGCGTCTTAGTGTACTGGTAGCCTTTGCAGGAGTAGTACCCAGCGCCCAGAACTTACCGTCTTGCGCTATCGCTAAGGCAAGATTGTGTACCCTAAACAGTCTGCGTACAGCTTCATTGTTGTTTGCACCGGTCCAGCTTTGTCGGCTTGCAAGGAGTCTTTCATCTCTTGTTCCTGTTATTTGAAGCACTTGAGTGTCATAGATACACTTTTCTTCATCTTCATCAAGCCACTCACACTTGAGGGTGAACGCCCGGGCACCTTCGAATTCTAGCACGTGCAGGTTTTTATCATACACGTTGGTACACCAAGTTTTATCTATGTAAATTTGTGGTTTTGTTCTGATAGAGTCAGACATAGAGATAACATCGTGTGCGAAGAGTACAGTCTTATCTGAGACAAGGGAGTCGGCGTTGGTATAAGTTAAGTCGTAAAGATCAGAGCCAGCCAAGTTGCTGTTAAGATACTTGTTACACTTTACCACAGTATCTTGCACTCTTACTTTTTCTCTGTTTTCTTCAGTATCATTGAGGAGGTAGTCAATGTATAGCTCTTTCTTGCCAATCTCTAGGAGAATGGTGTTGATTAAAGATTTGTTGTGAGAGCGTACTGACTCCATACCGTTATTATTGAAGGTAAAGCTATAGTGACCGTCATATCTCATTGTTTTATAGCTGTAGGAGTAGTAGTCTGCTTTTTCATTTATCATAGCATTTAACTCTTCACTTATGGGCGAGTAATTTCTATTATTAATGAATACATTGGACAATTTTTCTGTTATTTTATTGTAGGCATCTTGCAGGTCATCTATTACTAGTATTGTATTTAGTTGGTGTAGGTAGTGGACTAACTCGCCATGCAAGTGAGCTTGTTTTTCCTCTGTTTTGATTGGTGCTTTTATGTCTGCGATTGAGTTGTAATTTTTAAACATTTTGTAGCCCTTTCTTAGACTTCGATTGATACAAGTGTACCGTAAGGATTGTCTGTTTTGTTGGTTGACAACCAGATTACGGGTAGTGCTGGTTCTTCCGGCCAAGAGTGAAACTCACAGTCAGAAAAACATAGTAAGGTTTCTGTTTCAGGTAAACACTCTAAAACATATTTGAAACCGGGAGACATATTAGTACCACCACCGCCAGAGAGGCGTAGTTCAGTTATGTTGTCGTTGGGAGTAAAGCTATAACAGTTCGCTACATCAGTATCAACACAGATTACATGAGTAGCTTCTGGTTTTAAACTTTCGTTGATAGACTGTAGCTCTGCTAAGAAGGCTTCTCGTGCTCTTTTACAGACAGAAGCAGAGGTGTCTAAGATTACCGCAATAGGTCCTACCGCAGTAGAAACCATGCGAGGTGTGTAGAGGTCTAGTTCTGATAAGAGTTTACGATTAGGTCTAGACCAAGAGTAGTCTTCTGGCTTGTTACTCATTATAGTGGTACGTATGAAGGAACGCCAGTTAACTTTAGGTTTACCTAGATTCTGAACAAGTTCTTCTATGTTAACATGTAAGTCCTGCCCTGCTTTCTTGGCGGCACTGGCAGCAGCAGCAATCATCTCATTTACATCATCGATAGCTTTATCTTTTTGATCACCGGTGACAGGATTACCTTCTTTATCTGTCATCTCCATTACGTAACCCCACGTAGGGTCTTCGTAGTACTGATCTTTTATATCATCGTATACCTTTTCTGCATTTTTATTACGATGATTTCTGTCAAACAAGGCATCTGAGGGTAGTTTAAATCCATCTTCATTCAGGGTTTCATTTATAGAGAAGTCAGTAGCAATGTTCCACTTTTTATGCAGTCTATCTTGCTTACGTAGGTGGTGCATGAGTATAACGTGGAGTACTTCGTGGGCAAGCACACCTTCTACTTCCTCTTCAGTCCACTTGTCTACCGCTTCTCGACCCCAGAAGATAGACCTACCATCTGTGGCCATAGTTTGTGTGTTTTCGTCTTCAATTATGTTAAGACGCAGGGCGCAAGAACCGTAAAAGGCCCTGTTGCTTACAAGCTTTATTAAGGATCTACTTATTTTTAGTTGGGCATCCATTGTTTTACACTTTCATTCTGAGTTTCATTAGAGTATAGAGTTCTTCTTCGGTTGGTATTAGGTCTAGTTCCTCTATACGTTGAGTTATTAATTCTTTAGCCCAGTCGATTTCTCCTTCCGGTGGGTAAGAGGCTAAAGTTAAAGGGGAGTACGTGGTTTCGTTTAACATACTATCTAGTGTGATTGATATCAAGTCTTCTGGAGTCAATAGTTATTCCTCTTTTCGCGGATTGTTTCCGCAGCAAGTATTAGCAGACCTTCTGTATCTCGTTCAGGGTGGTCTGCTTTTAACTTGTAGTATTCTTCCATAATTAAATCTTGTCTAAGTCTCTCTTCATATTCTAGTCTTTCACTGCTATTTTTTATTGTCATCGCTTAATCCTCTCATTATAAGTTCATTGAAACCTACGCCGAAGATCTTACTGTAGGTACTGGAATCCATTTCCATAGACAAGTAAGCAGAACCATCTTCATGTTCCACAATTTCTATTATTTTTATACTGTCTTTTACAACAGTAGTTTTGAATCCATTGATATCATCTTGGGTTATCATAGTTTTCTCCTTAACAAAGTATATAGGTTATGATTACAGTTACTATTATTCCGGCGATAAAACCTAGTATACCAGCCAGATCAACTTCACTCATTTTTTAAGGCTTTTAATCTGTTGTTTAATTTTAATAATTGAAGTTGTAACACATAGATTTCTTTTTCTACAGTTTCTATTTCACCGCACATACTCATTTTATTATTCTCCCATACAGAAGTGACACCACACGTCTTTAGCAGGGTTACCACAGCTAACGCAAGGTTTTAGGCCATTAGTATCTTTTCTAACTTTAGCCCTAGCACGTTCATCTTGTGTCATAGGCCTGACAACAGGGCTGATTACTATCATGTTATCACTGAAGTCTGCTTCAAGTGGCCAGTTATCGTCATCCAGTACACTACTCATTTTTATTCTCCTTATTATGTTTACGGAATCTTTTGTTGTAGGCTCGTTTAATCCTCTTCAAATGACCAGCTTTCCACAGGTAAAACTTACGTGCTTTAGTGAGGCCATCATATTCATCGCCACCCTTCATGGGAATACGTTTAGTCATTGGATTTATCCTCTCTGCAGTAGTCTATATCCTCTATTGTTAGCACTTGATTATATTCAATTGTGTATCCACAAGCACGAAGAAAGTTTTGAAACTCTCCAAGCACATCATCTAATGTTGATCCTTCTAGCATTTCTATTTCAATCTTTGTTCCATTATCTTGGTGTTGAATAAACTTCATCCTTTATCCTCCATTGTGCTTTTCAATGTAGCCAAGACGGCTTCAAGTTTCATCAACATATCACTACGGACACAAACTATTTGAACTGGTCGGTGTACTCTACCTTCGTCAGTCTCCTCAGTAACGTCAAGAAGACTAAACAACTCCTTGACTGCTACATCATATTGGTCACACTTACTTTTTAGACTCATGATATAATCCAATCCATATTTATCATCTCCTACTACTGGTGTGTTAGTAATGGCAAGTATTGCCTCTTAACTAATACAGTTATTTTGTTTACTCATCTTCGTTCTCCTTCTCCTCAAATCCATAGAATTTCATCACACGGGTGATTGCTATTACATCACCTGATAGCTCCTCATAGTCTTGCATTTGTGGTTCTGACAGCTTCTGCATGTTATCCAGACGTGCAATCTCTTCAAGATACATGTCCCGTGTACC